AGTTGATGTTGTTAAACACCCCCGATTGATTGAGTCGCAAAACGGCATTGTTAATGTCAGTAATTGGAGTGGCTGAAGCAACAACGCTCATCGCGGCAGTTGCGGCTGTGCTGGTAAAGCCCGAACCTGAGAGGGCCGTGGCCACTCGCAATTCGTGCCCAACCATCAAGTCGTCTGCCAACTGATTTGCGGAAACAGTAGCAATGTCCAATTGGATGTCCGATTCGGCTTCGACAATATTTAAATCATCGAGGGAATTTTCCACGCCGTATTCAACACACTCGAAAGAGGCGGACTCATACTCACCCGAAGCTTGGGCAAAGTTCGATCCCGCCGCACGAGGCTTTGAAATGTCATTGTCGAATTGAGAGCTTACGATTTTGACGTATTTGCCCTTTTGGGTTGATGTGGTAGTAATCGGCAGGACTTGCGTTCCGACGAATTGTTGTCGGTCAACTTCGTTGACCACTTCTGAAATGATCGGCTGGAATGTGGCCGATGCGCTTGGAAACATACTCATAATTTATTTTCTCCGATTAGGGGTTGCTGACTCACGTTCCACGGAACCATGTCAAAACTTCGATCACGTCACCGTCAGCCGAGCTTGCTTGCAAGGCGTAGCCAACTGAACGATTGCTCGAATCAGTTCCAATCTTCCCGCTGCCGTCTGTATAAACGACATCGCCGATTGCGATTGTATTACCTCCGCAGAGGAGTTCAGATGTGCCGCTTGCGTCGAACAGTTGCACATTCCCATATCCAGAAGCGGCAATCGCTTCCGTAGTCGAGCCGATTGTTAAATCAGTCGCGTTATCACCGTTCACGCTGATGGTGCCGGATGAATCTAGAGCCACGACCGCGTAAGGTGCGATGGCTACAGCCGTCGCTTGAAAGGTGCGACCGCTTGCTTGTGAGGTTGTAGAGCCCATATCTTTTTCTTATTTTAGAGGTTGAAGAGTTCTGGATTTTTTTTGCCGACCTCTAGCAACGCAGCAGAGCGAGTCTTTCTGGGGTCTAATTCCAAAATGACTTTCACCGCTTCGCTTTTGAGTTCAGCGTTTGTCTTTTCGATTGGCATTTCGTCAGCAAAGTCTTCCGCGATTTCCTCAGTCCCTTCAACAAGGGCTTTGAGAGTATCGAGCTGCGCTTTTAGGGCGGAGACTTGATCTGACAAATCACTAATCATTGTGTCGCGTTGGTCGAGTCGTGTCTCTAGTTCTTCAACCTGAGAAGCTTCTTGTTCAATCGCGGGTTCTTCGATTTCGGCAGAAAGTTTTTTCTTCCGACTCGACTTCTTTGGAGCCTCTTCCACAGTTTTTGGCTGGGACGACTCGCCTTTGTCTGCTACTTCGGCGGCTTTCCTTTCGGGGCTGTCCGAGGCAGCGGTTGTGAGTTCAGTTTTCATAGGTTCAGTTTTGGTTGTATTTGAGAACAGACTTGAATTCGCCGCTGGATTGTCAACGAAGTCCGCAGACTGAATTGAAATCATCTCAACAGAGGGAAGCTCAAAAAGGGAATCCTCTGGGCGTTGACTGATCCCAGAATATTCCTCCTCTTCCCCAGCGTCCAACTCCCAAAAAAGGCGAGCCTCAAAAACGAGACTGATTCCAAAATTTTCCGGCAATAAACTCGCCATCTCAAAAAGTTGCTCGTACTGCTCCTTTTTGTATTTTCTGAAAGAATCAAACGCTTGAAAATTTCTTGCTCTAATCCTTTCGCCGTCGAGATAAAATCCAGAGAAATATCCAATTTCGGTCGTCAGCCTGTCGCCAAGAGCGTTGGTGTGCGTAATGTAGGCGGGGAGATTCTTGCCTTGAAGCAAAGAAATTGCACCGCTTAAAGATTTTTTTGTGACAAGGATTCCGTGCCCCTTTGCCTCGCCAGCTTGAATGATTGAAACGTCTGACATAATCCCGCTCGTGACATCCACAGCGGAAAGCTGAGTTTGGTGAAATGGAACCCGCCACAATTGGGGAGTCGAAATGTGCCTCAACTCAAGCTTCTCCTTGGCTTTGTCGAGAAGAGTGCCGGAGGCTTCAAAAATCTCAGCCTCGTCGCTTTGCGCCGATCTCGTCCGTATTGCCCGAAGGCCATTGACAGAAACTTTTTCAAAATCGTCGGAAAAGGGGTATTTGTATCTCCCCTTGGTGTCCTCCGGTTTTTCTTTGTCTTGTCCAAGAAACCATGCCCCATATTCTGCCCATGAATGATTTTCCAAATAGGAATTTTCCTGAGCAGCAGACGGCCCCTCCCAGCTCGCTTGCTCTTTCACCTTTCCAGACTCAATAAGGCTCGCAGCTTTTGAGCGAGCTTTCCCGTTCAAAGTTGCTTGAAGCAATTGATATTCAATCTGTGGCTCTAGCACTGGCATCTATTTTTTAGGAGCGGGCTTCTTGTCGTCTTTGGGAGCCTCCGGCTTGCTTCCCTTTTTCGTTTGCGTCTCTGCCCATTTAAGCTCCATTGAGGTCAACTCTTTTTTGAGCTTTTTCGAGGGCGCGGCGATGTAGTCGTAAACCTTTTGTCTCATTGGTCGGTATAGTCTGGGTTAATGATGTCGGTAAAGTTCGCGCTTGCGTTAACATTGTAGAAATTGAACAATTCCGTCCAATTGTCAAGGCCAAATTCTTCAGCAAGCATTTTGGCTGTAACAATATTTTGAGCCTTGCGCCTCATCACAGCTTCGGCAGAGTCACCAAATTGGCTTGCTATGTCATCAAGAGACATCGCGCCCATTTGTAAATACTTGGCGTCTGACTCCACCTGTGAGCTGCGGTTGATCCAACGGAAGGCGGGTTGTTGCCAGCGCACTTTGTAGGGATCGAAGCTGTTGAGCGACTGCCCAGTGGGCAGCGTTATCGCGCCTTCCGCCAACCATCGCCGCACTTTCCATTTATAGATACGACCCAAAACTTGAATGAGGCATCTTTGCTCCTCCTCAATCGCGCCTTGATATTGAAGCACGAGCCCTTGCGCCGCTGAGAAAGAAGTTTGCCCGATTAGGGAGAGAATCATTTCAACCGGAACTCCAATTGCGGCCCCAACTTGCCTCATCCTGTAAATGCACCAGTCGATGCCGTCAACATTCGGGCGACCATTGGAAGCGATTGTCTCAATTGATTCCCCCGCTTCTAAATAATGAAATTGGCCGGGCTCAAATTTTTGTAGCCTACCGATGGTGTCCTGATCGGCAGCATCCATTCTGTCAACAATCTCAAACTGTGCAGAGTTTTCCTTTTTGACGACTGCTGACAAAGACGCAGACACTTTGGCTGAAATCATCTCGATGTCTTCGTACTCGCTGACATCTTGGAGAGCATTGACCACGGAGGCCAGTTCTGGAATTCCTCGCCACTGAGTTGCCCTCACTCTTTTGAAATACAAAATCATGTCCCTTGCGGGGACGTTTCGCACATTCATCAGCGTTCCGTTGATCCTGTCGCCCACCTTGTACCGAATGGGCCTCCCAACTTTATTTACAATCACGCCCTGCTTGTCAGGGTTTGTCTCAGTGTAAGATTGGGCAGACCATTGGTTGCCAATTCGGTTGCCTTCGATGAGTTGCAAATCTCCGCTTCTGGAAAGTAGAACCCCAATGTCGCCTTGAAAAAGTGTGGCGTCTATTATCTCTTTTTGGACGAGAGGCATATTCATCGTCTTTGTCACTTCGGGATATTCGCACCACTCCGCCCACAGATCGACGAGACGAGTGTTGAACCCCTCGTCGAATGTCATGGGTTGCGCGTTGATCCCCGCTCCGATTACGTCAGTTTTTCTCAAGCGGCTGATTGACTTGACGACAGGATTGTTCCGCTTGAAATTCATCAAGGTGGAAATCAGCCTGTCCCTGTCGTGTGCGTTTAGCTCGATTTCCTCAGAGCGTATCGGCTCCAGCCCTCGGTTCCTTCTGTTGCGAGTGTTTTGGATTGCGTCATAGCCAAAAAGAATTCGACTAGCCGCTTTGATTTTATCGACAATTTTCATCAGCCCCAAGTCCTAAAGTCCATTCGGTTCGCCCCTCTGGCGTTCGCATCGTTCCCCGTTGTCCGTAAAAGTATTTCCCTCGTGAGAGATCGGATGTCCTCAAGTATTTTGAAACGATCTTCGTAGGCAAATGTCCTGTCGCCTAAAGTGTAGGTCGATGTGGTGCTGGTGCTGACAGTGGTGAAGGCGGTGACAAGGTTGTCCCGCATGGTTTCCAAGGTTGCGACTGGGACGTTTGCGGCCATCTATGCTTCTATTTTGATGTTAGGATAATGCTCGGCAATCTTTTTTGTCTCTTTCATCATGCCGTGTTCCACGCCTTTTTCAAAATATTTTACCCGTCCACTAAAGCTTGATTCCACAACACCGGTGTTTCCTGTAGTCGGATTGAAGGTATTTGTCGAGGAAATAGTGAACTGCAAAGACGGATTTTTTCCTTTCATGTTCTTTTTCACGGATGACACTTTTTTC